CAGCCCATGCTGCAGAAGATTGAGGCCCTGTTGGCCGAGCTGAAAGCCCCGTGGAGCTACGCCGACGCCATTGCTAAGCGCCAGTACAAGATCGAGCGCTGCGCGTGGCTTAAAACCGTGGAGCAATACACCGGTTTGATTGCAGCTCTCGATGTTGAGCTGGAGAAGCGCCGCCTGCTGAGCGCGTTAGAGCGCTGTCTGAAAGATCAGAATCTAACGCTTGAAGACGCAGAAAAACAGTTTTCTGGCCTGCCGAAGAACTGGCGAAGAAACAGGAGGATGCTGGCTCGGTTGTGTGCCCACTACATGGGCTCGGACCAATGGTTGGAAGAGCACCGGAAAGGGGCGGAAAAATGAAACTAGGCCGCTGCCCCGTTTGCCATAGCCACCTGCACCTGGATGCGCTGATCCAGGACGACGCCGGCAGTGAGCTGCTGGGCCTGCTGTCCGGCCTCGGTCGGCCCCTGGCTAGGCCGCTGGTGCAATACCTGGCGCTGTTTCGTCCTGCAAAGTCAGACCTCAGTAATGCCCGAGCCCTGAAGCTGGCCCAGGAGGCGCTGGCCATTGCCGACCGTGACAGCCTGGTGGCGGCACTGCAGGACACAGTCCGCAGCCTGCATGAGAAACGCCAGAGAGGCGAAAACCACCCGCTCAAGAACCACAACTACCTGAAGCAGGTGCTGGCCAGCGTGGCACCTGACGCCCGCAGGCCAGCCGCCGAGGCAGATGGCGGCCGGCCGACGGTAACGGAGAAAAAGCAGGGCATGGAGGAAAGCCCCGAGGAGGCCCAGCGCAAGTGGGAAGCCCATATGCGCCGGCTTGGTGTAGACCCCAACCAGTATAAGGTGAAGAAATGACCGCTGAAGCTGAACTGCTGCCGGCCTCCATGGCCGATCTTGCGGAGGTTATTGGCCTGCCTGCCGTGCTGAAGCTGATGGACGCATTTGGAGGCACCGAGTTCTGGGTGCCCCAGCGAATGCCTCACCACCACCCGCTGGTGGACGCCGTAGGCGCAGAGGCCGCCCAAACCCTCAGCGAGTATATGGCCGGCGAGCGACTGAAAGTGCCCAGGGGCAAGCACCTGAAGACCGAGATCCGCAACCGCGCTATCCGCCGGGAGCGGAATGGCGGTGCCAAGCTGTCCGAGCTGGCGCTGAAGTACGAGCTGACCGATCGGCAGGTGATGAAGATCTTGAACGCCAACCCGGAAGACGACAACCAGGGAGACCTGTTTGAATGAATCTGGCCACCATGCCAGACAGTCAGCGCGCAGAGATTGAGCAAGATAAGCAGCGCTGGCACAGGGCCTGGCAAATGATTCGCACCATGCGCCCGCCAGAGATCCGCGCCTGGCTCGGTAGAATCGAAGATGAGGCGGAGCGAGATGATTGGCGCCGCAGACTGAACGCCATAAAAAACAAAGCCCGGCTGAGCGGCGCCGACCGCAAAAGGCGCCGGTAGCATGGGCGCACCCAGTCGTGGGTTTACCGGTTACGATTTTTGAGCCATCGTTAAGACCAAACAATGGAGGTAAGGCTATGAAGCAGTTTTTGGCAGTATTTGTATTTGGGCTTGCTCTGTCCTTCCACGCCGTGGCTGAGAGTTCTGACCTTGATCCCGGCATCAATTGGTCAGAAATGACCGAAGAGGATGCGTTCTACTGGAAAATCCAGAAGGATAAGCCGGCTTTTCGTCATGCGTGCGCCGTAGCACTTGCTGGCGGAGCGTTCGAGGAAAAGGCAGATATAGAGTCTCTATGCCAAAAGGCTCGCAACACCCCGGAGATAAAGGCTGCTATCGCCGCCCTGAAAAAAGCAATGGCGACAATGAACCAAGAGCGCCGGGAGCGACTGCTTAGCGGAGAGGCTCCCATAGGCTCACCCAAGGCAGCCGTTTACCTGGCATGGGGAAAGCCAAACAACACAAAACGCACTATCACCAAAGACATGGTTGTGGAGCAGATCATGTTTGATGATCGTATCGCGTTCATTGAGAGCGGCGTGCTCACCATGATTCAGGAGTGAGACGGGGCGCGCGCCGCCCCTTGCCAACCTTTCGAACCTGCCGTATTGTTCTCCTGCTCACACCCTAGCAACACCCCGAACCCTTGCAGGTTCCCGCCTCCCAGCCCGCTCCCTACTCTGGGAGCATGAAAAAAATACAGCTTTCTCCCAATTTCTATCTTCACGAGTTCACCCGCTCCCAGGCGGCCGCCCGCCATGGCATCGAGATTGAGGCGCCAGAGGGAAGCGAGGTGTTCACAAACCTTCAACACCTGGCTTGCGTGGCGCTGCAGCCGGCCCGGGACGCTCTCGGACCGATCTTTATCAGCTCCGGATACCGTCCTGAAGCTCTGAACACCGCCATCGGCGGCAGCCGCACCAGCGCCCACGTGCATGGCTGCGCGGCGGACATCTCCGTGGTCGGGCGCAGCCCGCTGGAGGTCGCCCAGTGGTTTGCCGAGAGCGAAATCCCCTTTGACCAGGTCATTCACGAGTTCGGCCAGTGGGTACACGTCGGCATGGCCAAACCGGGCGCAGAGCCGCGCCGGCAACTGCTCACCGCCGTGCGCAAACCGGGCCGGACTCACTACGTGTATGGCATTCACTCAGTGGAAGACGCATTGAGGATGGTGGCCTGATGGGCTGGAGCTGGGATGGCGTCAGAAGCCTGATTTCGAACACCGCGCCCATGCTGGGCGCGGCTTTGGGTGGCCCTGCCGGCGGGGCCGTTGGCGGCCTGATCGCCAAGGCCCTGGGCGTCGAGGAATCGCCGGACGCCATTGAGGCCGAGTTGCGCCGGGATCCTGCCGCACTGCTGAAGCTCAAGGGGCTGGAGGCAGACCTGGAACGAGCCCGCATCGAGACGCGGGGCCAAGTGGTGCAGGCAGAAGCCAAAGGCGAAAGCTGGCTTCAGCGCAACTGGCGACCGTTGACCATGCTCTGGTTCGGCGTACTGATCGGCGGCTACTGGTTCGGCTACACCCCGCCCAATCTCTCTGAAGAGTCCATTCTCTCGCTCTTCGGGCTGATGAAGCTGGGCCTGGGTGGCTACGTAATTGGCCGCTCTGCCGAAAAGATCACCCAGCACGCCACCGGCAGTGGTCTGTTAGAAAAGTTCGTCAAAGGGAAGGGCTAACGCCATGGATGAAAAGCAGTTTGAGCAGGCGCAAGCCCTCACCGAACGCCTGACCCAAGCAGGCATTGAGCAGGCCATGCAGTGCCACCTTGAGCCGCCAATGGAGATGAGCGGCCGGCGGTTCTGCCTTGATTGCTGCGACGAGATAGCCATGGCCAGGCTGAGCGCCAACCCTCGGGCAGTGCGTTGCGTAGACTGTCAGAACGACCACGACCGGAGGCACCGTTGATGGATCTTTCGCAGTTTGATGCCTCCTACGCCAAGCTGGCCCTGGACATTGCCCAGCTGGGCGGCCTGGTGGCGCTGGGGGTATACCAACACCTCACGAGTAAATCCAAGGCCAACGCCAGCGCCATCAACAAAGTTCGCACGGACCTGGAAGACTCGCAGGATCGCCTGGAAGAGCGAATCTCTCGGGCGGAGCGCCGGCAGGATGTGTTCGAGAGTCGCATGGATAATGCGCCAACCCACGCCGACCTATCCAAGGTTTACGACCGCCTGAACGACGTGGCGGAGGATCTTTCTTCTGTGGGTGGCCAGATGCGCGCCCTATCTCACCAGTTATCGATGGTCAACCAGTACCTGCTGAACCAGAAAGGAGGCCAGGGCCAGTGAATTACCAGGACTTCCAGACCGAAGGCCGCCGGCTCGGGATCTTGCGGATCCTCTCGCGGCGCAACATGTTCACCGCCAACGAGTACAGCCTGAACGACGAACTGGCCGGCAACTACGGCCATCACGTTAGCAAGGATTTGCTGCACAGCGATCTGTCCTGGCTTGAAGAGCAAGGGCTGGTTATGTGTCAGCAACCCCGAGCCGGCTGGCTTATTACCCTCACCACCCGAGGCAATGACGTGGCGGAAGGCCGCGCCAGGCAGCCCGGTGTTGCTGCGCCCAGGCCGGAGGTATAAGCATGCCGCCGCGCTCAAAGGTGTACGACTTGCCCCAGGAACTGCGAGACGAGCTGAACGAACGGCTGGTTACCAGCGGTTTCCAGGGTTACGAAGCCCTGACCGAGTGGCTTGCCGAAAACGGCTACAAGCTCTCGCGCTCCGCCGTGCACCGCTATGGCAGCGCCCTGCAGGAAGAGTTTGACGAAGCCATGAGCGCTGTGCGCAAGAGCACCGAGATGGCCAAGGCCTGGGCAGAGTCTGACGAAGACTCAAAAGGAGCGCTGATGGGCGCCACCTCCCAGATGGTTCAAAACCAGCTGATGCAGATCACCCTGGCGCTCAGCAAGGCTGAGCACGAGCCGGAGAAGGCCGCCAAGCATATGGCCACCGTTAGCCATGCCCTGGCTGATCTGGGCCGGATGACCATCAACCAGAAGAAGTGGGCGCGAGAAGTGCGCAAAGAAGTGGCCCGTGAAGCCGCTGAGAAAGCGGCAGAAGTCGCCAAGCGAGGCGGGCTCTCTGCAGAGGTGGTCAACGACTTGCGCCGCGAACTACTGGGGATTGCCTGATGGATGAACTCAGCATTGCCCAGGCTATTGTCCAAGCCGGTGACAGCTTGGCCTATGCCATAGTGGTTGCAGCGGTCGTTAGAGGAGTCATGAATAAGTGATGATGAACCCGCTTTCTAACGCCCCAACCGCCAACGCCGACGCCCCGCCGCCGGTGTTGTTGCCTTATCAGCAGGCTTGGATTGCTGACGACAGCCAACTGAAAGTCAGCGAAAAGAGCCGGCGAACGGGCCTCACCTGGGCCGAGTCTGCCGACGATGTGCTGATCGCAGCGGCGGCCAAGGGCGCCGGCGGCCAGAACGTGTATTACATCGGCTACAACCAGGACATGGCCATTGAATACGTGGAGGCCTGCGCCCTGTGGGCCAGAGTCTTTAACCACGCGGCCAGTGCCGTGGAAGAGGGCCTGTGGGAAGACGACAGCGACGATAAGCACATCAAGACCTTCACCATCCGGTTTCCCGACAGCGGCCACCGGATTGTGGCTCTGTCCAGTCGCCCCGCAAACCTTCGGGGTAAGCAGGGCGTGGTGGTCATCGATGAGGCCGCGTTCCACGACCAGCTCGGTGAGCTGCTGAAGGCCGCGCTGGCGCTGCTGATATGGGGCGGCAAGGTCCGCGTGATCAGCACTCACAATGGCGACAAGAACCCCTTCAATTTGCTGATCAACGACATCCGCGCCGGCCGGCGTAAGGGCTCGGTGCAGCGCATCACGTTCAAGGAGGCCGTAGCCCAGGGCTTGTATGAACGGGTGTGTATGCGGCTGGGCAAGCCCTGGACCAAAGCCGCCGAGGATGCATGGGTGGCAGAGGTTTACGACTTCTACGGCGCAGCCGCAGACGAAGAGCTGGACGCCATACCTGCCGAGGGCTCCGGCAACTGGCTGCCCAGGGCCTTGGTGGAGGACAGAACCCGCAAAGACATCCCAGTGCTGCGCCTGAAGCTGGATGACGCATTCAAGCAGTGGCCAACGGCCATGCGTGAGGCCGAAATCCGGGATTGGTGCGAAGAGCACCTGAAACCGCTACTGATGAACCTGCCGCCGGATCTCTGGCTGGCCTTTGGCGAAGACTTTGCCCGCCGGATGGACCTCACGGTGATTGTGCCGTTGCTGATCGGCCAGGACCTGGTGCGCCGAACGCCCTTTGTGGTGGAGCTGGCCAACGTGCCGTTTGAGCAGCAGCGACAGATTCTGCACTACATCCTGGACAGAGTGCCCCGCCTGCAGGGCGGCGCAATGGATGCGACCGGTAACGGCGCCTACCTGGCAGAAGTGACTGCCCAGGCATACGGCGGCCACCGGGTGCAGGAGGTGATGCTGTCTGAAGGCTGGTACCGGGAGAACATGCCGCCCCTGAAGGCTGCCTTTGAAGACGGAATGCTGGAGATGCCGGCAGACAGTTACCTGGTAGACGACTTGCGCGCCGTGCAGACCATCAACGGCGTGGCGAAAGTGCCAAACAATTCTCGCAAGGATGGGCGCCATGGGGATTTTGCCATTGCCCTGGCGCTGGCCTACGCGGCCAGCCGGCAGGATCCGGTCGATATTGAGTACACCGCAGCGCCCAGCCCCAAAAGCCGCTGGGATGCCGTAGAGAACAGCTGGGGCGACGACGATGACTTGCCCATTCAGGAGACAGGCGCATGGTAGAGATACTTGACCACCGCGGGGAGCCCATGCCCCGAAAAACCCGCAACGGCCCAACTGTGGAGCCGCAAACTGCCAGTGTGGGCTATCTGT